GCCCCGCCATCGAGCCGGTGCCATGAAGCCGCTCCAGCTGTACCGCGTGGCATTCAGCCATGCCACACCGCTCCACCTGATGGCCCGCGACCTTGCGCACGCCATCACCAGTAGCAAGGAGCTGTGCCCTGATGCTCAGTTCCTGAGTGCCACGCTTGTGCCTGAATGGGACGAAGCCAATGACACTCAAAAGCGGTAATCTTCGGTAACCATCAGTAAGCATCGGGCTGTGGTCCACCGCAACGCCTCCATCGTCGACGGCCTCCGCGAGGGCGAACGAATGGCCGCCGAACTTCTCGCCCGAGGCAAAACCTGCAGAGAAGTATCGCGCGCCTTAGGTATAGCAGAAAAGACCCTCTATAACTGGCGCAAACGCCCCGCCGTTCAACGTGCTATTTACGCCCTCCAGCAAGAGCTGATCGACATCTCCGAGTCCAAAGGACTCGCCCTGATGCCGGACGCCATCGCCACGCTGACCTCGATCATGCACGACGAGAACGCCCGCGCCAGCGACCGCATCGCTGCCTCCCGCGCCCTGTTGAACGGCGCCGCCGCCTACCAGGAGCGCAAGCTGCTGGAGCGCACCGTGTCGGACCTGGAGTCGCAGATCTACGGCCTGATGCAGATCCCCGAGGAGGACGGCCCCGAGCTCCTGCCCTCCGCCGACCCCGCCGACCCCGAGGACGCCTAAGGCCCCGCGCCGATGACCTCCTCCCTCTCGCAGCTCCAGCGGCGCGCCGACCGCCTCCGCCTCGAGCTGGCCCGCCGCGCCGCCCGCGCCGCGAACTTCGACCCGGCTGTACCGCCAACCAAGCTCCCCGGCGTCGATGACTGGCCGTCGTTCGCACGACGCACCTGGATCCGCACGGCCGGCACCGTCGCCCCCTTCGACCCGTACCCCTACCAGGAGGCCCTGGTCCGCTCAATCAACGCCCACCCCAACACGATCATCAACAAGTCGCGCCAGATGGGCGCCTCGGAGACGGTCTGCTCCTACCTGCTGTGCCGCGCCCTCACCGAGCGCGGCTTCGCCGCCGTGGTCTTCTCCAAGACGCAGCAGGACGCCTCCGAGCTCGGCCGCCGCGTCCGCGCCATGGCCAACAGCATCGAGGGCGAATCGATCCGCTACCTGACGGACAGCAACACGCAGATCGCCATCGAGGGGCGCGGCACGCTGTACTTCCTACCGGCGTCGCCCCGCGCGGCCCGCGGCATCCCCAGCTGCTCCGTCCTGTTCATGGACGAAGGTGCGTTCCTTGACGGCGCTGCCGCGATCTACCGCGGCGCCATGCCGACCCTGTCGATGGTGGGCGAGGCGGCCAAGGTGATCGTCACGTCAACCCCCGACACCGAGCTCGACTGGTTCGGCCAGCTGTGGCACCAGGGCACGCCGGTCGACTGGTACGACTACGTGCGCCGCCACGAGATCGCCGCGCTGAACACGGCCCTAGCCGAAGTCCAAGACTCCTGGAACCGGGTCGCGATCCACTACAGCCAGCATCCGATCTACGGCGCCGACCCGCAGTGGGCGCAGCGGACCCGCGAGTCCCGCCGCATGACCCAGGCCGCATGGGACAGCGAATACGAGCTGGCCTTCGGTGCGACCGACACCCAGATCTACCCAACAGACCTGATCCGCCGTGCCACCCGCGGCCACTGGCGCGAGTGCGGCTCGATCGGCCGCACCTACGTGATCGGCATCGACCCGAACGCCGGGGGCAACGACTACTTCACCGCTCTGGTGCTGGACATCACCGCCACTCCCTACGAAGTGGTGGCCATGTACCACGAGAACGGCAAGAGCACTGATTACAGCTTGCGCCATGTGAAGTCCCTCATTGAGGATTACCTACCCGAGCGGGTAATCGTGGAGAAGCAGGCGATGGGAGCTGTGATCGCAGAGGCGCTCGCCAACATCCTGCCCAACTATGCTATCGAGACGTTCAGCACAAGCCGCCCCAGCAAGGTAGTAGCAACCGACCGCATTCTTTACTACCTTGAGCGCGACGAGCTGGTCTTCCCGAACGGCGCCATCCCCAACGAACTCCGCGCCTTCCAGCAGAGGGAATCCGGGGCCCGCGAAGCAGCCTCAGGCGCGCATGACGATACTGTGATGGCGTTGGCCTTCGCCTGCAGCGCCGTCCCCGAGACCCCGAATACTGCGGGGTTCTTCGCACATATTTAATTGTATAATCAACCCCGCTACGCCGCTCGGGGAGAGTGGAGCCACAGCCAGATGTCCGCCTCCCGCTCCGGATCCCAGAACGCCTGAGCGCGAAACCAGCGAACCCAGTCGATCTCCGAGCCCTTGGCCCGGTTGCAGTCCGCGCAGGCCGCGATCAAGTTCTGTGCGACCGTATGCCCACCTTTGCACCGAGGGCGGACGTGATCGAGCGTGCCCGCCGGCCTACCGCAGTAGGCGCATAGGCACTTCCAGGAGTCGAGGATCCCCTGCCGGAACCGCAGCTTGGCGAGACGCTTCGAAAGGAGGACGGATCCATCGATGTGATGGTCCACCATGCGCCGAATGCCGCTTACCCAGCGTATGGACCCCCCGAGCACGTGTAGAACCGACTCTAAGTTTTTGTATGTAGAGGCTAAGTTCTTGTGCGCAGACTCTAAGTTTTTGTGCCTTAAAGCTGAGTTTCTCTCGATTTTTCCCGACTTCTGCGACTGACAAGAATTCAGCCTCAACTCGTAGACTGTGCGTATTGCCCCCCGCCCACCCCTGCCGTGGAGCCGCTTGAGTCCGATAAATTCCGGAACGATATAAGTACTAACAGGAATGACGGCGCACTTGTCAACGTCCTCACCGGCATGGGTGTGAGCGGCAAAGACAAGACAACAGCAACCTCCGTCGGCTCCAGCTACCTCCTAACGCAAGGCGAACTCGAAGCCCTCTACAGCCACGGTGTCCCACGTCGTTATGTCGACGCCATCGCCGATGAGATCCTTCGCCACCGGGCCACAATCACGATCGGCGGCGACGACCCCAACGCCCAGGACGTCATCACCAGCTTCGAGGAGTACCTGAAGGTCACGCAGTTCCACGCGTCCTTGTCTGAGGTGATCAAGCTGCAGCGCCTCTACGGCGGCGCCGGCCTCGTGCTGCTCATCGACGACGGCCTCCCCGAGGACGAACCCGTCGATGCCACCCGCATCCGCTCGGTCCGCGGCTACGTCCCCCTGTCCCGCCACGAGCTGATCCCCGAGGACTTCACGATCACCGACTGGTCCAAGCCCAGTCACTACCGGATCACAACAAGTCAGCGCATCACCCCGGAGCAGGACGGCCCATACGTCAACGTCCGCATCCACAGCTCACGCGTCGCCCGGTTCGACGGCCTGTACCTGCCCTGGCGTGTCCGAGCGCGGAACACCGGCTGGGGCCACAGCGTTCTGCAGTTGATCTGGGAGTCGTTCAAGCGCTACGAGTCGGCTATGTCGGGCCTGGAGTCGATGACCTCCGACGCCGACCTGTTCGTCCACAAGATCCCCGGCCTGTTCCAGCGGATCGCCTCCGGCAACGAGAGCGACCTGCGCAAGCGCCTGGAGGCCAACAACCTCAGCCGCTCGGTGTACGGCGGCATGGTGGTCGACGTCGAGGAGGACCTGCAGTTCCTCAACCGCGCCCTGGCCAACATCGCGAGCGCAACCGACCCGTTCGTCAAGGATCTGCAGGCCGCCACCGGCTGGCCCGCCTCCATCCTGATGGGCGACTCCCCCGGCGGACTCGGCAAGGAAGGTCGCTTCGAGGAGCGCGTCTGGGCCTCGCTGGTCGAGCAGTGGCAGGAGGTGTACTGCCGCACCCCGGTCACCGAAGTGTTCTCCTACATCCTCGCCGCCCGCGAGGGCCCGCTTCGCGGCAGGCCGCCGGCGTCCTGGGCGACCCACTTCCCCTCGGTGTTCACCGAGACCAACAGCGAAAAAGCCGCCCTGCGCCTGCAAATGGCCCAGGTCGACGCCCAGTACGTGAACCTCGGCGTCCTCAACGCTATTGAAGTACGTGAATCCCGTTTTGCCGGAACGGAGTACAGCATCGAGACCACGCTGAACGAAGTCGTCTCGGAGCAGCTCGTCACGCAAGCCGAGGCGTCGTTCCAGAGCCAGATGATGGGCTACGAAGCGCAGGCCCAGGCGCTGCAGAACCCGCCGGCGCAAGAAGCGCCACCACCCGAGGCCGGAGCTCCCCCCGAGGCCGACCCGGCCGCGAAGCGCCGCGACGTCTTCGACAACTACGAGGCCCACGGCCTGCGGATCCGCGTCACGCACACGGCCGGTGAGATCCGCGCCGGCCACCTTGTCGGGCCCGATGGGCAGCGCACGGACTCCAGCGCCAACGCCCCACTGATGGTCTTCGGGCCCAACCGCGCACGCAGCTACAAGCTGTACCGCGCTCGGTTTGATGCGGTGGATGGCGCCCTGCTCGAGGGCCCCTATGTGACGGGCTTCGCCTCACTGCGCACAGCCAAGCAGGGTGTGGCCGCTTTATTCCCTCGGCAGAATGTGGCAGGGCTGTCCCCCGTCCCCGAGGGCGAACTTGAAGCCCTCCGCGCCGGATGGGAGGTGTACTGATGGACAACCAGCACCCCTTGACGCCCGAAGGCTTCCGCACTGCGGCGTACCTGGCCGCCCGAGAGCGGTTGGACGCACGCAAGACCACGCGCAACGTGCAGTGCAACCCACCCAACGTGCGCTGCGGCAATCGCTGCATCCCGCCGACGTGGGACTGCCGACTCAAAGGTCAAGGCGCTGATCCACATCTGCGTGCGGTCAAAACCGATCCGCTCGGTGGACTTGCCAACATCCAACGCGGCTTTGGTCGCATCAGCAAAGGCATTGTAAAAGGCAACTTCTCAGAAGTTGAAGGCGGTAAGCGCGCGATCATCCGAGGCTCGGTCAAGATCGCCCCAGGCAATATCCAGCAGAAGAAAGAACTGCAGAAAAAGCTAGAAGATCGCACACGCGCAATCGGCATCGGCCTCGCCGTAGTAACTGGTGGCTTAGGCATCCACGCGTTGCTGATGAAGAGCGACACCTTTGGTTACCGCAATGGTGTCGGCGCCAACATCAACAATGCCACGCGGCTTGGTGTCAGCCGTGTGCTGGACGCCATCCCAGGCATCGGCTCCAAGCGAGCGCGAGTACGCGCAGCTGTCTCTGCCGGCGTTCAAGAGCAGCTCACCCGCCAGGCCAACCCCGCCTCAGCAGTTCTGACCGGCCAGCTTGCGCGAACTCGGGTCACCGGTGCTGAGGAAGACGCCCGAACCAACCTCGTGAAGGCGCTGCAGACCGTCAACGGCAAGCATGGAGGCGCAGACTCCGACTTCGCCGCCTGGAACCGGGAACATCAGAGCGCCTTCTGGGGTGTGACGCGCGTCGAGAACGGTGTAGGGCTTATTGGTGACAAACGTGCAAGCGTCTTTGCTCGCCCTGCTACTGATGAGTTCCTGGCGCGGCAGTTCGGCCTCCAGGGGGACGATGTACTCACAAGTGGTGCGATTAAAGACGCAGTAGAGCACCACCTCGGTGAGTACAAGTCCGATCTCCTCGATCTGGCGCAACAGCAGGGCTACCGAGTGACGAGTGTACGAGGTGGTGCTCGCACGCTCGCCCCCGCTGATCAACGTACCTTCATCCAGGGAGTAGTACGCGGCACACTGCCTACAGGTCAGAGCAACAATCGTGTGCGCACACAGCTCACACAAAGCCTAGAAGAGACACTAACAAATAGCCCCAAGACCCGAGCAAGAGCTGTCTACAACGAAACATTTGGTACTTTCAACGATTTCTATAGGTCAAAAGCATCCTCCATCGAGGACGCCTCATCTTCCTCGTTTTTCTCGAAGGCGATGCGAGAATCGGGAGTGGAACAGACGATGATCGACGGGCGTCAGTCGCGCGCGCAGTATGTCCTCGGGCTGGTGCGCCCCGGCAGCCAGGTCCAGGGCCCCTCTCACGCCGAACTCGCGTTGCGCGAGTACCACGCCCGTGAAGTGGCGCGCACGCCCCGCAGCATGTACACCATCAGTGATCGCCTGGCGGTCTCCGCCGCCTCCGAGATCGAGGGGCGCACTGTCGGCCGAAGCGAGGCATTTCAGATCCTGGAGCGTGAGGGTTTCACCGGCGCGGTCCCCCGCACCCAGCCGGCGCGCCAGCGTCAACGCCCCTCCACCGAGGGCGAGGCCGCCTACCAACTGATGCGGCAGAACCCCGGCATGACGTTGGAGGCAGCCAAGCGCGAAGTGAAGCGCAACCGCGGTGATGCCGAGCTCGTCCGCACGGCCACGTACCTGGCCGCCCGCGCCGATTTCAAGGAGAACCCCCGCCTGGGAAAGCCCTGCGGCGCCTCGCACATCCCGAAGGCGCATGAGTGCCGGAAGGGGCGAGGTGCGGACGCCCCCGATGCCCCCGAGCGCGCTAAACCCGCCCACATGGGGCGCAAGATCGCCCTGGCCACTGTTGTCGCTGCTGTCGGTGCGATCGGTGTGACGGTCGCTCTCGACGCGCACCGTTTCTACAAAGCCGAGGGGTTACCGAATCCGCCTGGATACCGCGAAGCCGTCCGCGCAGCGCAGGCCGGTGACCCCAAAGTCAGTTACGACGTGGCCATTGGTCTTCACTACGACAAAGTCGCCGCAAAGGAGGGTTGGAAGCCGGGGGATCTGGTTTACACCCGCTTTGGGTCAGGCAGCGCCAAGCAAGACCCCACGGCCCACTTCGCCGTGTACATGGGCAAGCAGGGGGCGCGGCATCAGTTCGCTGACTTCGGTGTCGCCGACAGCGCGCTTCGCGAGGGCCACATCAATCTGTACGAGTACGGACCGGGCGCAAAGGGTGTTGCTCCCTTCGTGTTCGCTAAAGCCCCTGCGCTGAAAGGAACTTCGCCGTTCAGCTCCGCCGAGATCGAGCAGCGTGTCTTCGCCAGCCTCGGTGCCCGGCTGAAGTACGACGCGCTCGACAACAACTGCGAGACCTGGGCCCGGATGATCACCACGGGTCAGGCACGCTCCGCTCAGGCGGAACGGCTCAGCGTCCTCACCCGCTCGCTGTACCGCTACTACGACCGCAAGACCGCAGGCGCCCCACCGAAGGACATCCCATCGGTGAAGCAGCAGGCGCGCGTCCTGGACATGCAAGCCCGCATGGCCGCCGGCGACAAGAGCGCTCGCGCCGATCTCCGCGCGTTTCAAGCGCTAATCAAGCAGGGCAAGCGCACCGATGAGATGCAGCAGGACACCGAGGGCGAACTGCCTACACCGGCGCAGCTGCTCGCGGGATCTACTTCCGACGCCGACGCCGTCGTTCGCACGAAGCTCTACCTCATGTTGCTGATCCGCCTCGGCGAAGCCCGCGTTTATGGACCTGCTTGAGCGCTACAACCGTCTCCTCCACACCTCCGAGAGCGGCACCATCACCATGCTCAACCGCGTCCTCGACGCGAGTTTCAACCGCCTGGTCCGCCGCGCTCGGGTGCACATGCAGGCGGGCTACAACGACCCCGCCCAACGCAACCTGGCCCTGCTGCAGGAGTTCCGGATGTTGGTGCCGTCGTTCAACCCCAACGCTGTGGACGGCTACGACCGCATCCTGCGCAACCTCGTGGGCACCGCCGGGCGCTTCGGTATCACCGTCGCCGATGAGCTCACCGGTCAGGTGAAGACCGGCCCGCGGGTCGACGTCTCCATTCCGCTGGAAGCGACGATCGCCGCCGCCGGCCAGGCCAAGGGCTACCTACGCCGCCACGGCGAGAAGTTCGCCGAGACCGCGGCCGAGACCGTCGCCCAAGGCATCGCCGAAGGCCGCCCCACCGACGCCATGGTGCAGGACATGCGCTCTCGGCTCGGTGTGGTGAAGTCCCGCGCTGAAGCGATTGTGCGCACCGAATCACTGCGCGCCTACAACGACGCTTCGAACACGTACTACGCCGCGCAGGGCATCGAGCTGGTGATGTACTACGCCACTGCTGACGACCGGCTCTGCCCGTTCTGCGCCCCGAGAGCGGCCCAGATCTACCGCCGCGCCGAAATCAAGGTGCCGCTGCACCCGCGTTGCCGGTGCTACCTCGCCCCGTGGGACGCCGACGTGGCCTCGATGGATCCGGACTACGCAGCTATGCGGAAAACGCATAAGTCCGACGTCGCCAAAGCATTCGCCAGCGCCGGCACCGAGCCTGTTTCTCTCAACAAGGCCGCGGTGTTCGAGCAACTCGCACCAACGCCACTGTCCTAGGCCGGAACTGGTTCTTACACTGGCCTATCACATCCTGGGCGGCGTCGCCCTACTGCTATGCCCACCGCCACCAAGAAGCGTCCACCGATGGAGATGGAGCCCGGCGAGGGCAAAGCCCACGAGAGCGCCGAATCCGCCGCTGAAGAGACCCGCGAAGGCGCCGAGCCCGACGACGCCCCGAAGGCCAAGACCAACCGCAAGCGCAGCGCGAAGAACGCCAAGGCCACCAAGGCCCCGATGGACAGCGACTGCAGCTGCGGCGCCGCGAAAGGCAAAAAGTGCTCCTGCGACGGCGGATGCGGTAGCGGTTATGCCAAGAAAATGGACCGCAACGACGCCCTGACACCTCAGGAGTACCTCGCCGCTTGCGACCTCGGCATCCAAGGCCGCAGCCGCTCCTACATCCGCGCCCGCCTCGACGCCGCCGCGCGCCTGGACCTCAAGTGCGGTAACAGCTCCATCTCCGAGGGCGAGAAGTGCACGAAAGGCACAGCGCAGAAGGCTCTGCCAAAAAATCAAGGGGTAAGTATTCGGAAGATGCTTCTAGTGGGTGCGGGCATTAGCGCAGCTGCCGCCCTCAGCAGCAAGCAAGGCAGGCAGAGCGCCAAAGAAACCGTCAAAGGGTTGTATGAGATAACGACAGGACAGTTGAAAAACAAATACGCCAATGCAATCAATAGTGAAAATGCCAACACATTTTTGCGAATGGTCGGCAATGGTAGAAAAACCAAGAATGTCGAAGCACTAAACAGGGCTTTCAGAAAGCCCGCTGCAAAAAGGCCCCCACGCCGCGACTCCGTCTACGCCGCCGGCTTCTCCCCCGAGCTCGACCAACTCGCGATCTGAGCCGTGGTACTTACTCCGACTTTAGTACGCGGCGATGTTTTCATTGGCAACAAAAAGCTGAACTGCGGTCCTGGCTCCAAGCCCTGTGGCAACGCCTGTATCCCCAAAGACCACAAGTGCAGGGCTTCGTGGAACAAGCCGGTCAAGCTGGCCGCCGGCGCAGCGGCTCTTACCGGGGCCGCAATCGTCGGCACTGCGTTTCTCCACCCGAGAGCGAACATGCGCAGCGCCGCTCGTTCTGTGATCGACCCGACCCTGCAGACCGGCTTCGGCATAGGCAATGTGGCCCGCGGCAACTGGGCCGGTGCTGCGAAGAACGCCGCCAACGTGGCAGCTACAGGCCAGGATCTCGGTAAGAACCTAGGCACCCTCGCTAAGGGCTACGGCACCGACATCAAAGGGGCAGTCAACCGAGGTCGTAACGCTGCGTTCAAGTGGCGCAATCACCGCCCCGCAAAGCGTCGCGACTCCGTCTGGGCCAAGGGCTTCGCACCATGACGCTCACCCCGTCCACGCTCCGCCTCGATTCCCCCGGCCGCGCCTGCGGCCAGGGTTTCATCTCCGCTGGCAAGACCTGCCGGCAAAAAGGCGCCTTCCCGACGGGCAAGGCCATCTCCGCAGGACTCACCGCTGGCGTTGTCGGCGCCGCTTTCCTGCACAAAGGCAGCCGCAAAGCCATCCTCGGTGCCCCCGGTGCTGCACAACGCAGCGCGCAGCGCGCCGTCACCGAGGTCGTCCACCGGGCCACAGCGCGCAAGCCATCAATGCGGCTGACCCCCGGCGCCTTGGAGGGCATCCGCCCCCAATCCAAGACCCAGCGACTCCACAACGAAGCGCGTAGCGCCAACCAAGCCGCCGAGCGCGCCATCGGCCGCGCAGCACAGGCTGAGGTCGAACGAGGAATGGCCGTCGGCAGGGCCATGCACGCCGCCGGCAAGGCCACCCGCGCTTCCCTACGCAGTGGCATGCGGACCCACAACCTCACCGTGGAGAAACTGCGCCGCCGGTACGAGCCCAACTACCGCAAGACTGGCCGCCGGGACAACTTCATTCAGCACTACGCCCCAGTCCTGCTGCAGCCGCCGACACGCCGCGACGCCGAGGACGGCAAGAAGTACGCCAAGACCGTCACCAACCCCGAGACCGGACGCAAGAACACCGTCCGCTACGGCGCCAAGGGCTACAAGATCGCCCCCGGCACGGACAAAGGCGACCGCTACTGCGCCCGCAGCTTCGGCGACATGAAATCCGAGGGCTACGACTGCTCCGGCGCTGAGCGCAACACACCGCTGTGCCTCTCGAGGGCGAAGTGGAAGTGCTCGGGCAAAGCCAGTCGCCGCTCCTGAGCAGACCCCCGGTGAAACCCGCCCATCCCCCCGAGCACGCTTTCACCCGCCTGTGGTTCTGGAACAGCGCCGGCGCCCAGACTCTGCTGTGCCCAGTGTGCGAAGCTGCAGACATCAAGCGCCGCCTAATCGCCGAAGGTGCCGTTGTCTGGCACACAGAAGTGTATAACGCCTAGATCCCTACAATCAACTGCTCCAAAGTAATCCTGTACAACTCAGCCAAAGCAAACAGCTTACTAATCGATACCTCAATCTCGCCATGTTCCAACCTGCTGTAAGCAGCTTGGCTGACTCCTAGCACCTCTGCAACTTGCATTTGTGTCAGTCCAGCAGTAATACGCAGCACACGAATTCTGCGACATAGCTCCAGCTGCCTGTGAATGGCCACACCGCTGACTCGCTCACCGTTTAAGGCTACTCACTACACCGAAACCACGTAATCTGACGCCATGGAAACGTCTGTTTCTCGTTACGACTTCGCGCCCATCACGGGAAGCGAAACCACCGAGGAGGGTTACCTCCGCGTCTGGTGTCGTGCGGCGCGCACGGGGACCCAGCTCTACCGACGTGCAGACGGCTCTCAAGTTCGGGAATACCGCCCGCCGGAGGAGGTCAGCAACCCTGACTCCCTCACGACGTTCGGCATGAAACCCGCGACCTGGGGCCACCCCCCGGTCCTGCTCGATTCGGCGAACACCAAGCAGTTCCAGATCGGCTACTCCGGTAGCCAGGTCCGGTACAACGACGGTTTCGTCGAAGTCGCCCTGGTTGTCACCGACCAAGACGCCATCGAGAAGATCAAGCGCAAGGACGCCACCGAGGTGTCCGCCGGCTACAAAGTCGACTTCGACCCCACTCCCGGTCTCACCCCCGAGGGCGAGGAGTACGCCGGTGTCCAGCGCAACATCCGGGTCAACCACATCGCCATCGTTCCCCGCGGCCGGGCTGGCCCGGAGGTTCGACTCCTAATGGATCGCATGGATGCGGCCGACGCCGTCTCCTTCGATCCCGAGTGGATCCGCGACAGCGGATCGGCGCTCCAGCCCTGTCAACCTGCATCTCCCGTTATGGCCACCGTCAAACTCGACGGCCTGGAGATCGATCTGCCCGCAGAAGCAGCCACCGCGGTCCAGTCCTTCGCACGGGACATGGGGCGCCAACTCAAAGCTGTGACTGACGAGCGCGACGAGCTTTCTTCCAAGCTCGACGCCCTCCAAGCAGACCTCGACTCCGTCTCCTTCGAGAAAGAAACCGCTGAAGGCCGCGCCGACGCCCTCGAAGAGCGCCTGGCCGAAATCGACGCCGGCGCAAGCCGCATCGACACCGCCGAGCTCGACCAACTCGTCGCCGCCCGCCTCGCCACCCTGCAGAAGCTGGCTCCCGCATTCGCCGAAGACTTCCACTTCGACGGCATCGACGACGCCGCTCTGTACACCCAAGCCTTCGAGAACCTCACCGGCTCCGCCCCCCGCGAAGACGCTGAGCCCGCCTACATCCAGGGCGTCGTGGAGGGCATCCTTGCCGCTCGCGCCGACTCCGAGGACGACAGCAACGAAGAGGAAGGCGATGACACCGAGGACGCCGGCGACGGCGAAGCCAAGGAAGACTCTGCCGACCGCGCTGACAGCACCGCCAACCTGCGCGATGCCCTCAAGGGCGCCGGCCGCAGCCCCGCTTCCCCGGTGGACACCTACCGCGCGAAGCAGGCGGATGCCTGGAAGCGTCCCCTCACTGCCACCAAGTAAGGAGCTCTTTCCATGGCCGTAGCATTCACCGCCACTACTGTTTCCAACCCCACCGGTGCTCAGGGCAGCTACCCGCTGCGCGAAGTCGCCGGTCACGAGGGCATGCTTGCTGACCTGCAGGCTTACGTCTGCCGCAGCTACCGCAACCAGTCCGGCGCCGCCATTCCCTTTGGTGTACTGGTCGCCACCGACAACACCCCGACCAGCAACGACGCCTACGCCGTCGAGATCGCTACTGGCACGACCAACGTCCAGGGCATTGCGATCAGCTCGCTCGTCACCGAGGGCACCGACCTGGGGATGTCGTACACCCCCGTCCCGACGCCGGTGTACTCCGACGGACGCATCGGTTATCCCGACAAGGAGACCATCAACGTGGTCTCCAAGGGCGTGATCTGGGTGCGATCCACCGCCGCCATCGCCCTCGGTGATGCCGTGCGCTTCTTCAACGCCGACCACTCCAGCACCGTCAGCGGCGCCTTCCTGGGTCGCTTCACCAAGACCGGCGTCGCTACCAAGACCACTCAGATCACCGCCGGCGCTCGCTGGGTGTCTGAGACCTCGGCCGCTGGTCTGGCCCTGCTGGAGATTGACATCCCCGGTATGACCTTCACCGCCGACTGATCCCGGAGCTTCCTCCCATGACCACCGAAATTCGCAACGACGAGGTCGGCGTCTTTCTCGCCCGTGAGCTTGAGACCATTCTCAGCCGCACGTTCGAGGTCGAGTACGCCGACATCAAGTACAGCCAGCTGATCCCGATCTCCACCGAGGTCGGTCCTGGCGCTGACTCCTTCACCTATCGCGTCTTCGACAAGCAAGGCTCGATGAAGGTGATCAGCGACAAGGCCCAAGACCTGCCCCGCGCTGACGTGCTCCGCAAGGAAGTCACCCTGCCGGTTCGCAGCATCGGCGGCTCCTTCGCCTACACCATCCAGGAAACCCGTGCCGCCGCCATGGTGCCCGGCATGAACCTGGAGCAGCGCCGCGCCAACGCGGTGCGCCGGGCCTACGAGGAGAAGATGCAGGAGATCGCCTACTTCGGCGACGCTGCCTCCGGCATGAAGGGCTTCTTCAACAACGACCAAGTCGACAAGCTTGTCCCCGACAAGTGGTTCGATGGTGCTAGCACCACCACCGACGAGATGCTGTCGTTGCTGAACGAGGTGCCCACCCGCCTCGTGCAGAACTCCAACATGAAGGAGATGCCCAACACGATGCTGGTGCCCTACAACGTGTACCGCATCATCTCCACCACCCCGAGGTCGACCACCTCGGACACCACCGTGATGGAGTTCTACCTGCGCACCAACCCGATGATCACGGCGATCGAGCCCATCAACGAGCTCGAAGCCTCCAAGTCGGGTGGCGCCCTGTCCAAGGACCGCATCCTGGTGTACGACCGCAGCCCGGACAAGCTGCAGCTGCACGTCCCGCAGCCGCTGGAGTTCCTGCCTCCGCTGCGTCAGGCCCTCGAGTTCACGGTGGCCGCCCACGCCCGCGTTGGTGGTCTCTCGCTCTACTACCCCAAGAGCGCGATGGTGCTGGAAAAGGCTTGATCTTTCTCGCCTTTTCCCACCTACCCTGAATGGGTTGCACTGTTCTTCACACCTAGTCATGATCATCGTTTACCGCCCTGAACTTGAAAACCCTCCGATGGACAAGGAGTGCACCATCGGCTTCTCGTTCGTCGATGGCGGCGGCCTTCCTGATCACATCCAAGTCACCTCGGGCGTCACCCGTGACTTCCCCGAGGACACCTGGGACAGGATCAAGGACTACGACGTGGTCAAGAACCTCCTCTCCCTCGGCGCCCTGCGCGTCCAGGACGAGGAGCCCGCGGCCGAGGCCACGACGACCCCAGTCGCGCACGACTCCATCGCCGACCTGCCCCTCACCGAGGCCATGAACCTCGTGGAGGCCAGCTTCGACCTGGACCAACTGCGCCGCTGGGACGCCAAGGACTCCCGCATCCGGTTGAAGAACGCCATCGCCAAGCGCATCAGCGCCATCACTGAAGGCAACGGCTGATGGCAGTCCCCACGTCCAGCGCCTTTCTCCTCCGCTTCCCCGAGTTCGGCGAGCAATCGCTCTCGGTGATCGAGGGGGCGCTGACCGAGGCCGGGCGTTCCGCTCCGGTCACTACGTGGGGAACTGTCCACACCGAAGCCGTCAGCTACCTGGCGGCCCATCTGCTCGCCACCCGGACGATGCAGATCGGCCAACAGGTTGGCGCCCCCTCCGGCACCCCCATGGGCACTGGTTTCGCCACCACGCTCTACGGCCAGGAGTACAAGCGGCTGCTCGACAGCCTCCCTCTCAGCGGCTTCGCCCTCTGACCATGGCAATCCCGGCAAGCACGGTTTCCGCCTACGCGCCTTGGGGTAACGCCCAGCTGGCGTTTGAAGTGGGCACCGGTTACGCCGCCACGGATGCCGCCACGGGCAACGCGGTCCAGGCCACTGAGGTGATCGAGTACCTCGCCGCCCTCAGTCTCCAGGCCCCAAATTGGAAGCCCGAGAGCGGTGTCGATGGCACAACCTACGCCTGCCGTGGTCGCCTGCTGAGCCCGGCAACCCTCGACCCGCGGATCACGAACGGCGCGCAAGCCGAAGCCGTGGTCAACGGCTACCGCGGGCGCTTCGAACTGGTCTTCGACCTGGCAATGGACGCAGCTCACCGCCGCGACCTGCGCCAGTCGATCGAAGGCACGTTCCGCGTCGTCGGAGGTCCGACCTGATGCCCGCCCCCAAGCGCCAGCTCAGCCAGGCCCTCGAGAACGCCACCGCGCAGGCGGTGCGCCAACTCGGCACCTGGCTCGACGCCCGCTTCACCCAGGAGATCTCCGAGGTGAAGTGGCCCTACCCGACACCCCCCAAGGTGCGGGACATCGTGGACACCGGCCGCCTGCGCGCCAGTCAGACACGCGTCGTCAACTCTGACGGCTCTGTGACTTTCACCTGGCCCGTGGAGTACGCCAGCCAAGTCCACGAGGGCGGAGTCTCCACCGAGGGGCTTCGCTTTCCCGGCCGACCCTGGACGAAGGCCCCTCTCGAGGAGGCCCCGGCCAAGTTCGGCCAGCTGCTGCGCTCCGCCCTGGAGGCACAGCAATGACGATCTCGACGGCCTACCCACCGGTCACGCTGCTGCGCAGCAACCTTGAGCGCTACGTCCTCGACCTGTTCGAGGCCAATGGCTCCACTCTCAAGGCGTACACGGCATGGCCCGGCTACTACACGCTGCCTGACCGCAGCCGCATCCCCGCGGTCTACGTCACCGGTGCCTCGATGGTCCCCTCGAACTGGACCATCACCGGCATCGAATGCGTCATCGAGGACGTCCCCACGATCACAAGCCC